AGGCCGGCTCGCGTCTTGGTAAGGGTCTCGCCGATGCCGACGGCGATCTCTTCCCGATCGGCACAGGCGCGGTACCCGAGACGCGAGTTCAGCGCGTGCTGAAACTCGCGCTCGAGAAAGCCCTGCTGAATGATGATCTGCAAGGCCGCTGGAAAATTTGAAATGCCCATCCGGGAGTGTCCTCTGCGAGACGAGTGGAGTGGACCGAGGGACGCGCATCGCCCTTCAGTCGGCTTTGAAGCAAAGCAAGCCATCCCTCGGGATGGCGGATTCGGAGAGTTCGGCGAGACCGGCCTGCCGAGGCGTCCGGCCTCTGGCCCTATTGCGCCTCCGCCCCGATCGGGACGAAGGAGAGATGCAAGGTGTTGCCGGACGGCGAAACGGAGTTGTTCGCGGTCAGGGTTATGCCGCCATTAACGGTGTCGGCACTCAAGCCAAGTGTGACGTTGGCGAGGGCGGCGTCGCCGCCCTTTGCAATTATGTTCTTCCAGGTTACCGCAGTGCTGGCTGGCGAGGTTGGCCGTTTGGCACCGAATTCAATGAAGTAGCTGTACATCGCGCCCGTGGCGATATCGCGGACCGTGGCATAACCATGATAGGTTCCGGCCATCCCAGGAGTAAGGTTCAGCACATTGGCGCTGTTGGCCGGATTGCCATCGGCAGTGAGCTGACCCGATCCGCCGGTGGCGACCGACCCACGCAGCACACCCGCCATGAACTGGGCGTCGCCAGCGGTGCCGCCCGTAAAGTTGCCGGAGGCGTAATCGATTGTGCCTAAGCGGCCACGGTCGGTGGTGTAGGTGCCGCCGAGCACAGCGCCAAACGAGCCGGTAGCGACGTTGAACGTGCCGACGACGACCGAGGCGCCAAACCCACTGATCAAGTTGCCCTGCCCGCCTCCCCCGAAGCCGAAAAAGCCCGAGTTGACGTTGCTTTGACCGCCGACTTGGACTGTGCCGGTGCTCTGCGCAGAGTTGTTGATCCCGCCAAGGAGGACGGCATATGGACCCGTTGCGGCCTGGTAACCCGCGAGGCGCGAGGTTTGGAAATCCACCGCCCCGGCACCGCGCGGACTGCCTCCAATAGCCGTTCCATCAGGCGGCGGTCCGGCCGCGATAGCTCGGGCTACTCCGGTCGCCGGGTTGCCCAGCAGCGGATAGGCGGGCGTCCGGACATTCTGAATCGACGTGGGGTCGATCTGATACGTCCACCCGGTTTCCGCCCCGTCGCCATTCACCTCGATGTTCGCCCCGACGAGCGGCGACGGCCCAACTGTGATATCTGTGCCGGACGCGTGGACGTCAGCCAGCAAAAGGCGTATCTGGCGTCCCGCGTCGACGTGGACGCCGTCGCCGTTGCTAGTGGGGATAGTGCCGTCGACAAGGATGTTGTACGGCGCGTCGGCGCCTGAGGGAGCGGTGAAGCGCAGTGCCGTGCGCCCGACGGCAGCGTTGTTGCTCTCGAAGCCACAAATTTGGACGTTGTTCACATTGCCGGTCAACGTAGGATCGCCGATCACCACGAGATCACCAGCACCCCCGCTCGCTCCACCCTCGGCGCGTAGTCCGAAGAAACGAATAAGCCTCACAGGAATGCTGGCATTAGTGTTTCGGATGACGAGCCCTTGTCCCACCGGGCCAATCAGGTCGAATCCAAAGAACGACAGTTCGTTCGTCGCATCCTCACCGGCAGGACCGACGCTGTTGATCTCGACAGCCGGAACACTGGGAGTGCCGCACATCCAGAACATGAGGTCGGTAAACTTGCTTTCCCGGACATAGGCGTGGCCGGGCACATTTTTGGCGACACCCATCTAGAGCGCCCGTCCATTCAGGAAATAGACCGCCACATCGCGCATGTTGATGAAATCATTGCGGTCATAGAAGACGAACGCGTTTTGTTGGCTGGACGAGCCTGTCGATCCGAGGATCGTCAACCCTTTGATGGTTGGGCCGGCTTGGTCCGCGGCCACGCTTAGGCTAGTGCCACTGTACGCGTTCAAGGCCCAAGCTTCGGACCAGGAGAACAAATCCCCAGAGTACGAGGCCCCAAGCTTGATGTACGTCTTGTGCAGGCCATCCCCAATGAGAGACCCACCACGGGTGAACATTGGCAGCGCTGTGCCATTGATAAGATAGATGCCCGCCGGGATGTAGAGGGTCGCTGGGGTGCCGGCGGCGAGCAGCGTGTTTACCTGCGTGATCGCTGCCGCGAACGCGGCGGTATCGTCGGTCGTGCCGTTGCCGGCCGCGCCGAAACCACGGACGTTCAGGACCGACGCTGTGGCGATGGAGGCGACGGAGAGGTTCGGCGGGATCTGGCCCTGGCTGTAAAGATTCGGCGCGGCGGAGACGCTGGTTGCCGCCAAAAGGGCGGCCAGCGCGGTTGGAACTGCCTTTTTCATCCGCCCCCCCTAATACGATGTGCCCGTTCCGCGAGACACAAACACGGTACCGGTTCCGCTATTGAGCAACACTGAAATCGCGCTGACCGGCTCCGGCGCATGCAGAAGCAGGCGAGCACCTGCCGGCACCGGAACGTCGTTCACGGTGGCGAGAACGCCCACGGTGCCGAGACGGACAAATATGTAATCACTCGCGGCGTTAGTGATGAGCACGGAGGTGCCCCCGGCTGGGAGGGCACGGGTTACCGCGATTGTGCTGCCCGCGAGGGATACGGTGTAAGAGGGCTGAAACGGCTGGACGGCTCCGACGCTCATGCGATGGTCCTTTTCGGCGAGGCCAGTGTGACTATCCGATTGCGTCCGCTGCTTGGATGGAAAAATGGACTCAGCCGCGGCGCTTCAGCAGGGCAGCCCGGGCGGCGCGCCATTCATCCTCGGACATTTCGGTCGCGAGCTTTTGGCGGGGGGGCATCGAAGGCGGAGCGACGGCCGCACTGGAGGAAGATGATGGGCTGCTGAATAACCAGGGTTTGGCGCGCTTGAGATCGGCGATGAGAGCGTCGGCACCGTCAACCTCGCCATCTTTGTTCAGCTTGATATCAGCTGTGTCCAGCAGCTTCAGTCCGTCTGAGTCCACGATTCCGGCGCGAATCGCCTCGGTCTTCAGTTCGGCCCGCACGATCCGTGCCTCGGTCTGCTGCCGGACCTCCGCCAGTTGTTGCTCGAGCGCCTCCGCCCGGGAGCGTAGTTCCATCAGAACATCGGCGGCATCCTGCTGGTTCGAAAAACCGGATTCCTTCTCGGACATTACTCGCTCCTGGAAGCAGCGGGTTCTGCTGCGATGCGTGCAAGCTCGGCAGACACGTCATCGACGTCATAGGTGTCAGCGATCGCCTTCGCTGCGGTATCTCGGCTGATTAGGCCGGAGCTAATTAGGGTGGCAAGAGTTTGCGCGTCTTTCTGGCGATCGTCGGCTGTAAGCGGATACCAGCGTGGCCATTTTAGTGTGAGACGGACGTTCGGCTCGACGTGTGGCGCCGGCTGGCCCATGACCCGGAGCGGATAGAGTGTCGCGGCATGCAGCACCATCCGACAGAGTGCCAGCAGAGCGCCTTCCCCGTAACTGATGCGGAGGTTGTCTGCGAGCCACAGCAAACCCTGATTCATCAGCTCCAGCGCACGACCGGACTGCGCGGCCGTCAGACGGTCGGCGCTCGCGCGATTGCCATGCACACTTTCCAAAGCCAACTCGCGCAGTGTTCGGACATACTCGAGCACGGCAGCCGAGGCGGTTCCGCCGATCTCCAAGAGTTTTGCGTCGCCTTTCTCACTTACGACAAGTGCGTTGCCCGCGCCCTTGACGATCTCGGTATCCGAGGTCGCCGGCTCTTTGATGAGGAGGGTCGGATCGCTGCTATATTTTAGTCCGCGCCCTGCTTGGCTGAGCTGGTAGTCGATCTCGATCTGCGTCTCTACAGCTGCACGAAAAGTGCAGGCTCCGTCGCTTGGATCTCCCGAAGCCGACGGGCCAGGAAGATTGCGTATCCAGACGATCGGAACGAAGCCGAGGCCGTGGCGTATCGTGCGGCTCTCATCGACAGTTGCGTCGCCGTTGCCGCCGACCGGCGCGGGTATGAACCACGTCTCGATATTCACATCCCAGCTTCGCGTGAACCAGTACTCCATCGACGGATCGTCGATGGAGTATCCATTCGACGCGAGGATGTCACCAGGAACCTTGTAACGCTCGGTCACGCTGGAGAGCGTATCGGGCGCTTGTGGATCCCACGTCGGGGCCAGGAATGTGGTGTCGAGCACGTCGTAGAAGATCCGTCCGCTGAGAACCCGCATCAAGATCGCAACAGAACCAACCGAACCCTTCACCGCGGCGTCCGTCATCACCTGATTTAGCTTGGTCTCCTTCATTACGTCGGCAAGGAAGCCGCGCACTGCGTGGTCGGCGCAGTCGACCGTCGGAAAATGACCCTCGCTGAACAGCAGGGAGACACTATCCTCCACCACCACCCGTGACAGCGCGTAGCGGACGGACGGCCGTCGATTACGAAGCGGGATGTATTCGCCCCCCGCGGCGCGTTCTTCATGGAACTGGTACGGTAGAACATCGTACAGGGTGCCATTGAGGACGCGCCCCAGTATGTCGAATATGCGGGTCCGCGCGGAATAATCCGGATCGCGTGGTATGAGGTCGCAGATGGTATCGAACATGACATCCCAACTCGGTGAACCGACTGGAGACTTTGGTTATCTGTCGATAATTGGCATGAAAATGCGGCGCGGCCCGGTCGAGTTATCGGAAAGCAGATGGAACGCCCGCGCGAGTGCGTCCACTTGATCGTCCTTGCGGCCGTAGGGGAAGTCGCGTAGCTCCTCAATCAACGCATGGTTCCATTGGGCCCGAAGGACAGCGAAGTTTCCCGCCTCAACCTGCGCGGCAAGCGGGGTCGCACGCACGATCTTTGATCCTGTTTCGCGCGAGGCCCTGACGTTATAGCCGGCTAGGCTCTTTGCGAGAT